GAGTCGATCATCTTGCTTGATGCCAAGAAAGGTCGATGGGACTTCCCAGATCTAAAGTCGACAGCTTACGATGAATATACCTATTGGCAACCAGACATTGTCTTGGTAGAATCTCAAGCAAGTGGTACGCCTTTGACGCACGAGTTGAGAATGATGGGTATACCTGTGGTGAACTACCGACCCACTAAGGGTAGGGACAAAGTCACCCGAGTGCACAGCGCCTCTCCTGTGTTTGAAGCAGGGATGGTGTGGGCTCCTGATGCCATCTTTGCAGAGGAGGTCATAGAAGAATGTGCAGCCTTTCCTTATGGAGAGAATGATGACTTTGTAGATTCGACAACACAGGCTATACTAAGATTTCGTCAAGGTAACTTTGTGCGATTGGATTCTGATGAAGATGATGAAGAGCCAATTCCTAGACAACGAGTTTATTATTAGAGGTAATAATTATGGGTATATTAAGAAAATTAAATAGAAGAAATATAAAAATTCCAAAACTAAAATCAGGCAAGACGGTAGCACCAAAGATGCCTAAAAAGCCAACAGCTAAAAAATCACAAGCAACCATGCCAAAGATTCCTAGTTTTTCAAAAGCACCTAAAAAGCCTGGCTCAAGCGGGATAATGAAAACCCCAGCTCCAGCTGCGAAGAAAAGTCCACAGGCAAAAAAACCATTGATGGCAACACCAATAGAACCAAATAACGTTGGAAAGAAAAAAGTAAAAAAAGGTCCGGGCTTTAAAGACGGTGGCGCAGTTAACAAAAGAAAAGCTACTGGTGCTGCTACAAGAGGTTTCGGTAAAGCTTACATGAAAGGCAAGAGAGGTTAATATGTCAAAAACAAAATTTATAAAAAGTATTTCAGAGCTAACAAAAGAAACTGCTGAGAGAATTAAGGATGGAAAGATTGTTGCTAAGTCCAACGATCCCAAAGTTCAAAAAGCCATTGACAAGAAAGTTGATGACTTAACTGGTATGAAAACTTTGCCAAGCGGTAAAAAAATTAAAAAAAGAATGACTGCTAAAGAAAGAAAAGAAATGTCTAAACCTTTTAACAAAATGCTATCTGATGCACAGAAAAGCAAAAAAGGAATGTCAAAAAAAGAGTTTGATGAAAGGGTTAAAAAAGGCATGGCTGAAGATGCAAGAATTGCTAAAGTCAAGAAAGAAAACATGGCAGCTGCTAAAAAACCCAAAAAGTTTTCTGGTGGTGGCATAGCTCTTAGAGGTTTAGGTAGGGCGTTCACAAAATCAAAAAGATAGATGGCAGTAGAAAAAGCAATCAGCATTGAGGATCAAGTAGACCTTAAGGTTAGAGACAGATCCAAAGGCATGGAGCTTGAAGTTGATGTTCAAGAAGATCAACCTGAGTTCGATAACTTTGAACAATTAGATGATGGTAGTATTGCTTTTGGCATGCCCGCTCCAGTTGTAGAAGACACAGACTTCTATGCCAACCTTGCTGATATTATTGATGATAGAGAATTAAACTCAGTCAAAAATGATTTGATGGGCAACATCGATGCTGACAAAGAGTCACGCAGAGAGTGGGAGAAAACCTACCGCGATGGCCTAGAGTATCTTGGCATGAACTACGAAGAAAGAACGCAACCCTTTGAGGGAGCTTCTGGTGTTATGCATCCACTCCTTGCTGAGTCAGTAACTCAGTTCCAAGCGCAAGCGTACAATGAGCTGTTACCTTCCCAAGGTCCAGTCAAGACACAGGTGGTTGGCATGGCCACACCTGAAACAGAACAACAGGCTTCTCGTGTACAAGAATTTATGAACTATCAGCTGATGCAAGTCATGCGTGAGTATGACTCTGAGACAGATCAAATGTTGTTCTATTTACCACTGAGTGGTTCAGCTTTTAGAAAAGTATATTACGATCAAAACTTAGGCAGAGCAGTTTCTAAGTTCATTCCAAGTGAAGACTTGATTGTTCCTTATGGAGCAACTGACTTACACAGCGCGACAAGAATCACTCATGTGATTAACATGTCCATGAATGAAATACGCAAACTGCAACAAATCGGTTTTTATCGTGATGTAGAACTAAACTATGGCACAACCAACCCAGATGAAACTGAAGATATCCAAGAAGAGATCGATAAGTTACAAGGCGTTGAGCCTAGCTATTCAGACGATGATACTTGTCAAGTCTTTGAGTCCCATGTCGAATTAGACATACCAGGCTTTGAAGACATGAACGCTGAAGGTGAAGAGACTGGAATCAAGTTGCCATACATCGTCACCATGGCCAATGGCAAAGTATTGTCCATCAGAAGAAACTACAAAGAGAATGATCCGTTAAAAGAACGCATCAATTACTTTGTGCATTACAAATTTTTACCAGGCCTAGGATTCTATGGCTTTGGTTTAACCCACATGATCGGAGGCTTGTCAAAAGCCTCGACCTCTATTCTGCGTCAGCTTATTGACTCTGGTACTTTATCTAATTTACCAGCTGGCTTTAAGGCTCGTGGAATCCGTATTCGCAATGACGATCAACCTTTACAGCCAGGTGAGTTCAGAGACATGGACGCTCCGGGTGGAAGTTTGCGAGACGCCTTTGTACCGTTACCGTTCAAGGAACCTTCTCAAACTCTCCTCTCTCTCCTGGGAATCCTTGTTGATAGTGGTCGGCGTTTCGCATCTATTGCTGATATGCAAGTTGGTGATGCGAATCAAAATGCGCCAGTCGGTACAACGGTTGCTCTACTTGAGCGTGGCACAAGAGTTATGTCTGCAATCCACAAAAGATTGCATGCATCTCAAAGAATTGAGTTTGAAATCTTATCCAAGGTTTTTGCTGAATACTTGCCACCAGCTTATCCGTACAACACAGCCAATGGTAATCAAACCATCAAGGCTGTGGACTTCGATGAGCGTGTAGACGTCTTACCAATATCAGATCCAAATACTTTCTCCATGGCTCAACGAGTCATGATGGCTCAAGAGTTATTGAGAACAGTACAAAGCAATCCAGAGATTCATGGCCCGAATGGTATTCATGAAGCTTATAGAAGAATGTACGCGGCCATGGGAGTGCAAAACATTGAACAGTTATTGCCACCCCCTCCACAGCCACAACCAATGGATCCTGCAAGTGAGAACGCAGGGCTGATTACAGGATTGCCCCAACAAGCTTTTGCTGGGCAAGATCATGATGCACACATTAATTCACACATGTCTTTGTATGGCACAGTTACCGCTCAATCAAACCCAGCGGTTTTATCTCTCATTCAAGCACATGTTTATCAGCATGTTTCATTTAGAGCAGCTGAGATTGTAGATCAACAAAATGCACAGAACCCTGAGTTCCAAATGATGATGCAACAAATACAACAGTTGCCACCAGAGATCTCCATGGGTTACCAGCAACAACTACAAGACTCTGTGTCTCGTGATGTAGCGGCTGTGGTTTCTCAGTTGATGCAACAGATCAATCAAATGTTTATGCCACCTCCACCAATGCCAGATCCATTGGTTGAGTTGAGAGGCAAAGAGTTAGATATCAAAGCTGATGACGTACAACGCAAGCGTGAAGAGTTTGTACAGCGTCAACAGTTCGATGCAATGAAAGCAATGCAAGGCAATGAACTTGCAGAGCAAAGGTTACAAATTCAAAAAGAAATTGCTATGATGAAAGATGCAATAGCTCGTGAAAGAATCGAGCAGCAAAATCAATTTAAAGCAATGGATATCATGCGAGGTAACAAATGAGTTCAGTTAGACAAAAAATGACAGCAGTAAATAAAGCTGCCATGAAAGAAGAAGAGGCAAGACAAAATGGCAATCAACCGATCATCAATGAGAATGCAAATATCGACATCGACAAAATCGCCAAGAAAGTCGACAAAGATGCGGACAAAGTCCTTGCTAAAGCGACCAAAGAAGTTAAAGCTAAATCCAAAAAGCCTAAGTCTGTCGCTAAGGCTAAGGCCAAGGTAGTTAAGAAAAAGTAATGCCCTTAAAAAAAGGTAGCAGTAGAAAGACAATATCTGCTAACATAAAGGAATTAATGGGCAGCGGTAAAAAACAAAAGACCGCTATTGCAATAGCTTTGCAACAAGCAAAGAAAAATAAAGGTAAGAAAAATGGAAAAAGTAAAAGGCGTTAAGACAAGCGTAAGCATCAAAGACCAAGGTACTGTTAACTACAAGCAAGTAGAAAGCGTTCCTAATCCTGGTGCACCAAAGCCATATGGCGCTGGTAAATCTCGTGGCGGCGGAGCTGCTTTGAGAGGCACTAAGTTTAACGGAGTTTCCTAAATGGCAATTGGTGATGCTTTAACTGCACCAACAGGCGTGCAGAATCAGATGTATGGTCAACCTTCCAGAGTACCTGGTTACTCTCAAGGCCTAGGTCAAGCACCTGGCCAGATGGCATTACCACCAGAGCCTATGCCTATAGGCAGACCTACAGCAGTTGTAGGTGGTCCAGCATATTTTACTCCAGCAGGATACCAAGCTCCCACTCAACCTACACAAGCTTTCATGCCAACTGATGTAAGACCTGATCCGATTGGGCAACAGTTTATGCGTCAAATGGAAAGCCCTATGGGTCAACAATTTCAAGCTCAGTACGAAGCAACTCAAGCTCCAATAAGAGAAGCTGAGATGGCACAGCGTGCTGAAGAGCAGGCCGCTCAAGATGCAA